TTTTTATTTTTGTTTATCCATCACAACTTAAACAATCAGGATCAGTAGCTTTTGTAGCAATATCACCACGAAGAACTGATTCTGTTCTCATATAATAAAGGGTTTTAATACCCAATTTCCATGCTTCCATGTGAACTTGATTAATCCACTTTGGAGTTGCTTGAGTTGGAAACGCCAAGTTTAATGAAACTGATTGGTCAACATATTGTTGTCTAATACCAGCTTGTCTTACCAACTCCAACTGATTGATTTCTTTAAAGGTTTTGTAAATATTTTTAACCCAATCAATTTCATTGTTTTTAAAATTAGATTCAGTCATCTCCGAACGATTGGTTAATTTACCATTTAAATACCCCCAATTATCCAACTCATCAATACCTTGAACCGACCCACCATCTGCCAGAATTTGTTCCCAAGTATCTTTGTTGTTAATTCCAAGTTTACGAAGCACTCGTTCCAATTCGTTATTTTTACGAATAAATGTTCCTTTGGCAGTTTGTTCCGTAAATATGTTCGCAGCCCATGGTTCAATGCCTGGACTAATATTACCACTTAACTTTGAGTTTGATACCGTTGGAGCAATAGCCATTAAGTGTGTGTTTCTCATACCGGTTCCAACACACCATAGCGGTTCACCATATTCTTCAGCCATAGCGCGAGATGCTCTTTCAGCTTCAATTTTCATTTGAGAAAAAATCTTACGAGTTTCAAATTGAGCAGGAAGACCTTCAAATGACATACCTTTTTGTTGTAAATAAGTGTGCCATCCAAGAACTCCAAGTCCAAGTGCTCTACCCTTTTCGGCGGAACGAACTGAATTTTCAAATCCTCTCATATTCTTGGCTCTTTGAATAAATTCTTCTAATACACCATCTAAAAACCAAGTTGCAGTATAGATAAGGTCGGTATCTTTCCACTCGTCATATTTAGATAAGTTAATTGAAGACAAACAACATACAAATGAGTGTGATTCATCCGTATGAAGAGTGATTTCAGAACAAATATTAGTCATAAAGACTTTTAATCCGTTTTGTTTGTAAGCTTCAGGATTAGTCTTGTTTACATTGCCCTTAAACATAATATAAGGTTCGCCCGTAGCTTTTCTTTTTTGAAGAACCTTACCCCACTTTCGCCTTGCTTCAGCGTCACCTTCTTCAAGTTTTCTCATAAATTTATCACCAATAACAACACATTGGTGAAGATTAAGTGATTGTCGGTTTACATCGCCCTTTGGTTCACGAATTTCAATCCATTGGTCAAAATCACCATGTTCAATGTTTAAATTTACTGAAGCAGCCCCTCTACGAACCGAACCTTGGTTTGTGGCAAGAATAGTTGAATCATAAATTTTAGCAAATGGAACCACACCATCAGATGTGCCATTGCCAGTAATTTTACTACCAGCCGCTCTAATCATATTGATGCCAATACCAACACCACCACCATGTTTGGCAAGTAGCATCATTTCAAGGTTTTTTGTTCCAATCTCTTGAATAGAATCACCAACATCAATACCAAAACATGATATTGGTAAACCTCTATCAGTACCCGTGTTTGATAATACAGGAGTAGCAAGGTTAAGCCAACCTCTCCATATATAATCAAAAAACTTACTAGCAAGATGTGGTTTTCCTAATCTCCTAGCGACTGCGGTTGAAACTCTCCAATAAGCATCTTTAGGCGTTTCTCCTGCCAAAAGGTATCCTTTAGAAATAGTTTTAGTATAAATTTCCGTGTTGCCCCAAACTGGAAAATCGACTCCGATTTCCCACCCAAGGTCTTCTCCATAATTTTTTGCCATAATTTATTAAAATATATTTTCCCAATCTTCACCTTCGCCAGCCTTACTATAATCAGTAGGTCTAACTGCGAAAAAATCAGTATGTGTTGTTCCACCGGTTAAATGATAAAACCAACCCAATTCGTTAGCTGATTCTACATCAAAATCAAATAATTTTCCATCATACCCCAATTCGTTATACTTTTCATTAACTCTTCGTTTGATGAAGTTTTTAAGGTCGTCTTTTTTTAAGTTTTCAAGGTCACCCATTTCAAACATTTTATCAATGTAATTGAGTTCCAAGTCCAACATAATTTGTGCTGCTTCTTCAACAGCTGATTTAGCTTTTACTTTTAAATCTGGATATTCGTCACACATATGTCTGAAAAGTTGACATCCCATTTTTGAGTGTAGAGATTCATCACGAACAGACCATTTCATTTGTTGGCCAATACCTTTTAAAAGATTTCTCATTTGAAAAGAATAGAGAACTGCAAACGATGAATACAAAGCAACACCTTCTGCGAATGCGGAAAAAATAGCGAGTGAACGAGCCACTTCGGTTCGAGCTTCATCACTCCATGTTAAGTCTTCGTATGTGTAATTGTTGGATACACCTGCTAGGTGTTCGAATCTTTCTGCGGTCGCAGGTTCATGTAAAAATGCGTTAAAATCATCTAAACCCAATGACTCGTTTAGATATGAATACGCTGTAGCGTGAATAGTTTCTTGTGAACCAAACATCATAGCCATGTGTTTGATTTCGTGTTTAGGAAACCAATTTGTAACCATTGTAGTCCAATAGTCTGAAACTGCACATTCAGTTTGAGCAAATCCCAAAAGAATATTACCAACTAAGTTTTTTTCAGATATTGACAAATTTTCATTCCAATCTTTAATATCCCCTTGCATTGGAATTTCAGTATGGAGCCAGAATGCTTGAGCTTGTTTTAACCAACCTTCGGTATAGTATTCTGGGTATTCAAAAGGTTTAAATGGGATACGATTATCAAATAGGGACATATAGTTTTTCCTGTAAATTGTTAGACATAAATTGAAAATAGGTGATTATAGATATTGTAAATTTAAATTAAAATCCAATGTCCCCCTTCATTTCTTTATATTTTTGAGCAAGTTCTTTTCTTACTAAACTCTCCCCACTTTTCATGTCTTTTTTCGTTTGTATACCATTAATGGAATCATCGTTATATATGTGAATTTGACCAGTTGAAAAGTTTGCTTTAGATGGAAATGTCATACCATCGGGACCAAAACGATTTTTTATAACGTGCCATCGGCCAGTTCCAGCAAGTTTATCTTCAATTTTACGAGAAAGCGATACAACAAAGTCAGCGGTCATCATTTTAGAAAATGAACCTGCAATTTTTACACCTGTAATAACATCATCTTCTGCGCCACTACGATTAATTTGAGATGCGGTATAAACAGGTACTTCGTATTCACCAGCCATACCACGAAGGTCTTCAATAATTTCTTCTAACTCTTCGTGTCTTTTTTCTTTGGATGGTCCTCTTAACAAATCAGCGTAGTCAACAATTACAACATCCGGCTTTTTACCTTGTAAAATCATTTTGTCCATATGCGCTTTTAAAGAAGTAACACCTGCGGTTTTCGTTGGATAGTGTTTTATAATAAGGTCACCTTTTACTCCTTGAATTGACTTTTTAACATCATCCATATTGTATTTTAAATTAGCGACCGCGATACCACTTAAAACAGCATCATAACGTTGACCCACATATCCATCATTTAATTCTAAAGTGTAATGAGCTACAATTTTACCTTGTTTCATCGCGGCAACTCCAATATTGATTAAAGACCATGATTTACCAATACCCGGTGGAGCTGCAAACAAAACTAATTCACCTTTACCAAACCCACCCTGCGTTGCTTCATCAATAACATCCCAACCAGTTGAAACTACATTACGAACTGAATCTTCATATCGCTCGGTAATCATGGTTTTGTATTCATGCCCTAAATCCGAATCTTGGCCAGATTTCATAGCAGCATCAATCTTCTTTTTAATTACATCATACTTACCATCCTCTAAAAGTGTTACCGAATCAAGAATTGCGTTTTTAATTGATTGATTTTTACAAAAGTCAAGAACTTGTTCTTTTACATATTGTAAATCGTCACTTTCAAGGTGATTCCACGCGTATTTAAGAGTGTCAATTACGGAAGTTTTAAGAACATCACGGTCAATACTATTAATTTTAACTTTGAGGACATCTAATGTCGGCATTTTTTCATATTGGTCAAAATACTGAAGAACTGATTTAACCAACCACTCCGATGCTTCAGAGTCAAAATATTCCGGCTTAATAATATCATAGACTTGCCGTGTAAATGGCTTATCTGATATTAACGCAGATATTACTTTGTGTTGAAATGTGGTATTGAATTTACTTCCGAACTTTTCCATATGACTACAAATATACAACTTTATTTTAAGATATCAAAATGCGTTTTTAAATTATTTTCTAAAGATGTAAATGAGTTTCGTAGCCACGAATCAACATTAGCAAACGTAGTATAAAGTTTGTCATACATGAACATTTTTTTAAATTCTACCAAATCCAATTGAGGTCGGTGAGAATCCATAAGAGTTCTTATATTTGAAGTAATGGATGATGATATTTCGGGATTTTTTAATTGCATCAATCTATAATTTATTTCAATAGTTTTAGAATTTTCAATTAACTTTTGAGACAATTTAGAATCACATTCCGTTTTAATTTTAGACATAAACGTATCTAAATCAAACTCACCTTCATTCAAAAATGACATTTTACTATGAATTGTTTTTTCTCCAATACCACGAACCCCATCAATATTATCAGACTTATCGCCTGTAATAACACGATAGAAAACAAGATTTTGTGGGATTACACCATATTCTTCTTTTACAAGCGATTCATCATACATTTTCTTTTTTGTAGTTGCCCACACTTTAATACGAGGGTTTACCAACTGAAGAAAGTCTTTATCAGATGAAACAATTGTAACTTCTTTTTTAAAATAATGATTAGCAAGATATGCAATAATATCGTCAGCCTCTACATAATCAATATAAGTAAGAGATATTGGTAACACTTTAAGATATTCAATTAATCTAGCAAATTGCTTTTTCATTGATTCTTGTTGGTCTTCTAAATCCTCAT